GCCTCACTATGGAAGCTCCATCGAACCGTGTGATTGGAAAGAGGCTCTTTACGCGGACGGGTGTGATCCACTCGCCGTTGTAAAAGTTACCGCCACAAGACTCTCGGAACTGACCGTTCCAAAAGGACTTAGTAGCATTGACCTTCAGACCATAAGTCTGGAGGGCCTCAACCACCACATCAACCCTGTCTACGGGAACGATAATATCATCCCCATAGACTCGCAGAGCATCGTGGAAATTAACGATGCCGCGCTTGTTGAGCGGCTTCCCATGATTGATTCCAAGGAGGATAACTGAAAGGAAAACAATTTCCTCCATTGGAAAACAGAGAGCACTCCCCATAGACGCAAACTTCACTAATGGTAGCTTCTTTCCATTGGGAAGTAACGCTTCTCGTGATCTACAAGCCTGCACCGCCTCAGAAAGAGACGGCCATGGCGCGAGGATCGCAAGGACAGCGTCGTTAAGAACCCTATCGCTAGCCTCAGAAAGATCGAGGGTAGCAAGATCACCATGGATAGAACCTTGCCGAGCATATTGCCGGTTTAGTTCTTGATCAGTAAAACCGATCAGGGGCCCACAAAGTGGGTCTTGTTCCATGAGTGACACGAACCGTTGCATAAGGCCTTGCTGCATGTATTGCAATGCAGTAGGTTCCCTAGCAATGATACGTGGGGACTTTGCAGTCTTAGGAACAAGAAGGACCTCAACAGGTCTTTCCTGTTCCAGGGACAGATGATTTACGGGCCAGTCAGGCTGAACCCCTACGCGGGGAAGGACGTAGTGAGAGAATGGAAAGATTGTCTCCATCCTCTCGGTCCATTCATTCTGGCTGAACTTGGCGTTGCCACTGAGTTTATCAGCGGTACTACCAGGACCGTGGCGCGGATTGAGACTAAAAGTCTCAATCTCCTGATTAATGGCGTCAAAGACGTCACCAAACAGAATTGCAGCTTGAACCGCAAGAGACCTGAGGGACTCTTTTGGTAACTGAGCTACAACGCTCCTAAGATCATCTTCACAGTTCTCATAGGCAACGATGGCCGCAGCATTACGCTTTGGCGTGCACTCCAATTCAATTTTCTTGAAAAGGAGACACAGCTGTTCGATTGCTCGAACAGCTTCTACGTTAACCTCTGAGAGTAAAACACCGCTATTGTCGAACACTTGGTGAAGGAAACCTGACAAAAATGTCGGGAGACCCCCTTTCCGCTTAAAACCAGCGAAAAGGTCGGAACCAACGTAACCTCTCTCAAGACTTAACTCAAAGTCCGCAGAGAAGTTAGGAAGAGTTATCGTCAAAAACGATAATCCTTCATGTTCGACCCGACGGAGAACTTCAATGAAGTCTCTGTCGATTCGGGTTGCACACATGCTAGCACAGTCTTGTGCTAGCAACTGCCAGAGTTTCGTCAGGCTTTTCATCGTCACCTTCGTGATTGTGAAAGCTGGCGAGTCCCTAGCTTACCGCGTGAGAAGAATCCCAAGACCAAAGCAAACCATGCCAAAAAGCATAGTTGCAGCAGTCAGGATCGATCCCATCAGGATGAACGGCAACGGGTCAGCAGAAGAACCACTGATCCGTCGTTCTCCACCCATAATCAGGACTCGAGGCCAAGAATCTTGGCACCGAGCCCCGCAGTCGCCATGTAGGTGTGGAATCCATTTAGGATAAACACCATCTCGGCGTCAGTCCAACCGGCCCCGTTAAGCGGCCGGTCAATGACTTCGTACACTGAGAAGCTGTAAGGCTTACTCAGTGCACTCTGCAACGGATCCACTCCGATCTTACTAGCATCGAGGCGGATAACCGAGCGTTCACGATTGGACACCGTGTGCGCGATCTTCAGCTTGTAACTGCCATCGGCAGTTGCGTACTGAGCCTGCAGATTACCCAGGGAAATCCTGGGCATAGACTGTGCGACAGAATTCACTGTCACAACTTGTGGGTCGGTAAGCATGAAACTCCTAACAGTTGTTGATGACTCCACGGGATTGTGGAATCAACATGGTTTCAAAACGCTAGGCGTGATATTCCCAGCGCCGCGAGAATGCCCTTCTGACTGGTTGTAAGGCCGTTGTATGTGGCCCCAAAACCCAGAGGTGTAGCCTTCGCCCTTTGCTTCGTAACAGTGGACTGAGTCCACTCGAAGTTCAGAGGAGCCGATGAAGCCGGCCCACTAGGCTTATATGTTCCAGCAAAAGACCAAGTCTTTTTGACCTCAGTCTGAGCCATAACATAGCCATAGTGGAGGTTGACTCCCTTTCTCCCTAAGAAGGAGATATTGGTGAAAAGATCATCAAAATTGACGACCCAATCTAGGAGCCAGGACCAAGGAGTGAGTTGCCATGTTGTAATGGCATTCGGTGTAACGCCATAGGCGTCAAAGCCCTCTTTCATCTTTTGGAAATCGTTATCCCTTATTGGGGGACAATCGACTCTGTAAGATGCAGAGAACCACATCGAATTCTCGACCGTCGTCGAGACCTCCTTAGCACCAGTCGTCCAATTCCGAGCCCCATTAGGGGCAGGGCTCACGCTGCCGACAGGCAGCGTGGTACGAGTAGTCGTACTGGACTTTCCAAAACTCAAACCTCTACGAATAGTCCTGCCGTTGTTACGGCGGAGCCTATCGTTAAATTCCTCAACAGTTTTAGAGGAATGAACATAAGCTGAAATATCAGCTATGAGAGGGGTAATGCCGAATACGTAGTTAAGGTATTCGCCTCCTAGCGAGGAAAACTTTGGATGTCTCCAAAGCTCATTACCAATGATTCTTGGAATCCCCTCACGAGCTTCACCCAACGTCTGGGCTATGCTCACAGGGGGAACGGACGGGAGCGTTTCCGCTATCCCGTGTGTTCCTGCCGCATTAAGAACTGCGTAATCAGGAACACCATCATCGCCTGCACCCGCCATAATATTATAGCGAGTAGCATTCAACTGCAACGCCAACTGAGAACAGTCAACGTGCGGATAAATGTATGCGGGTTTTGCGTAGCCGTAAGAGGGTGTACCGATACGGTCCTCGATCACCACAGCCAGTGGTGGATCGATTTCCGTCCTTCTAGTATAGAAGGGAGTACCGGCGTCAAAACGATCCTGCAAGCGTGAGCCGATAGGCTTATTCTTGTCAAGATCCTTGAAACTGTTCCAGAGACTTGGTCGTGAGACCGTGTCCTGGAACCACCCAGACGAGAAGGGGCCGCTAAGCCCTCCAAACGTCCCGGTTGGAATCCAACCGACGGCATAACTTCGTTGCTTCCTATCGACAGGACGATTAGTCCCATCGGTGTAGTGAAGATACGAATCGATGATAGCCATATAAACTGGTCCTCTGTCAGTAGTGCATCCGAATGGGGCCCCTTACG